ATTGTTAAGGTATTCCTCAGCCTTACCCTTAGGAAGATTACCCACGTCTATATAAAATATACGACGTTCAGGTGCTCTTGATATACGATAGATGACTAGTGAGTCTTCCATCATGCTTAATTGGTTTAAAGGTTTAAGTGCTTTATTTAGATAGCCTACAACCTTATTGCGTTCTTCATTTAATAGACCTGAGTTAACTTGAATAATAGCATCAGGATGGATTTTCAAACCTTCAGCATTATTCATTAATACTTCATCTTGATACAAGTAATACTCATCACCTTCTTTCTGAAGCTCAGCTCCAGTCTTAGGGTCTTTAACCTTTTCTATCTCTTTAACCTTACGAATTTTTGTTGGATCTATTTGTCTTAGTTCAAGTATACCAGCATCTGTTTTATTTTCATTAATAATAACATGGTAAAATAAACGTCCATCTATATACCAACGTCTAAATGTATCGTATGCTGTTGCAGAGAAGTTAGTTAAGTTAAGAATTCTATCGAACTCTTCCATAATTAAATCTTTAACATTGTCTGCTTGGTCTAAGTTATCTAGATTTAATTTAACAACAATACCGTTTTCATCTGTAATAGCTTCATTACATATATCTTCAATCGCCATATCCACTTCTGGATACTGCGATATCGAACGATATTTCATTATTAAATCTCTATCTGATTGAAATTTATCTCCTTGAAGATCCATATACTGACCAAAGTAACCGCCAGTTGGAGAAATTTCATATGCACCGTCCTCATTCTCTGCTGCAAATGATACGGGTTTTTTATTTGTCTCTATCGCTTTTCTTTTAAACTGAAAACCGAAGAATGATCTTTGTTGGTCTGCCATTTAATATCCTATAAACACTTTCTTAAATATATTTATAACACTTAAGAAAGAGTGCCTTTCGGCACTCCTTGTGTTATTATGATGATTTACGTTGTCTTATTAGATTCCCAATATTGAACTTGTAACTCAACCGTGAACTCTTCAATAACGTTTTCTTGACTATAGTCTACTTCGATAGCACCCAACGATGTTGGGAACGTACCACGTATATTATAAGTCTTCTTTACTGTACCATCTTTATCAAGTTGTTCAACAACCATATCAGCCATATAAGAACTTGGTTGTGTTAACCCAGTATTCTCTTTATGTTGATTGATGCCGTTCATCCATTGCTCAAAAGAGTTACGTACATTAAAGTCAGTATCATTGATTACAGTAATATTCCATGGTTCAAAGGTTCTATCACCAGCAACTTGCAAATTACGACCCCTAAAAGGAACCGCTATAGGTGCAATTGTACTTGCTGGCATTGAAGCCGCTTTACACATGTAAGATGCTAAAGATACATCCGCCGTAACATATGATGGGAAACCCATCGTTACTTTGAATAAATTAGGTCTAGCACCGCCGCCAACGAGTTTGGCTTTCATATCATCTACGCCTAAAATAGCCATCTTTAATTACCTCCTGCAATTTCACTAAACTCAACACCAGTTCGAGTAGCAATAAAGTTTAGAGTTATATAGTTAATAGACCTAGCAGGTTTAACATAAATATCAGCAACAAACTTATTTGTATCAATTATGTTGCCTGTGTTATTTGTGCCATCACAAACTACTTTAAAGTCTGTAATACCACGTCTTCCCTGAACATCTCTTAAGAAAGGTTCAACCATGTTTCTAAATTGAGCCCTTGTAAATTCATCATTAAATTCGAATAATGATGCTTTCGATGCTGTACTAATTGCCTTCTCCAATACAATAAACAATCTACGAACGTTAATTCTATCGAACGCTGATGGTTTAGTTTGTAGAGTTTTGTCACCAAATAACACTGTACCCGAACCAGGAAATGTTACAATAGGGTTTACACCTGTCTTGTATAGAGCATCTCTATCTGCCTGATTAGGATTATATGCTAGTTTAGTAACGTTACGAACATTACCACGAGTAAATCCAGCCGGTGAGAACCAAGCATCAGCAACTAGGTCAGCGTTAGCTGTTAGTCCTGCTGTTGATCCAGCCGCACAAATCCAACGATAAACATCTTGGTATTTGTCATACACATATAAAGAACCCGAATCCGCAAAGCCATAAGACGTTGAGGTACAACCAGTTCTCCATGCAGCTACTGTTGTAGCTGGTGCTGCTGCATTTGCTGTAGCCGCTCTCTCTGGAGAGACAAAGCCTACTGCATCTTTTCTTGCTGCCGTTAAGGCAGTTATATAATTACTTAGTGTAATATTATCAGCTGCACTCAATCCTGAGTTTGCTTGGAACACTAAGTTCACATCTACTGTTTCTGCATCGGCAAACTTAGCGTATTGAGCAGTAGTTTCACCTACTGTTAATGCGTTATCATCAACACCACCACTTAAGTTAGCAAAAAATACGTTTACACGTACAAATGCATTTGATGTGGCTGATTGCCCAGCTTTTGTTAACGCTGCTGCATGATTTCCGATACGGATATATTTAGAGTTTGTATTGATATGATCTTTATAATATAAAGATGTACCATCGGTAGCTTTTACATCGCTAGCTTGACTTAAGTAACTAAATACTTCAAGAACTTCGCCAGCAGTACCTGTAATTTCACCAGTGTAGTCTCTAACTACTATATGTATTTCATCATTTGAACCGCCTACTGCAGCAGCTCCGGTTGAAGTGCCAGGAGCACTTTCAGTCCATGTTGTCCAAGGCGCTGAACCAGCCCATGATGTTGGGTCAGTTGCAACTTCCACTGTAAGTGCAGTACCAGTTACACCAGGATAACGGGCCATAACCCAGTCTCCAGCTGCAGGTGATAATGTACTAAAGTGGTCATCATTTTTTGCTAAAATACCAGTACCAGATGCCGTAGCATTTCGTGCTGATGTGCCTGTAGCTCTGACAACTTTTAGCGCGCTGCCATAACTTAAAAATTGGGCTGCCGTCAGAACACTTTCAAAAGTGTCTGCATTTGACTTCCCAAACTTATCAACTAATTCTGTTTCGCTACTTACAGTAGTTATTTCTTCAACAGGACCCCACTGGAATGCTCCAGCCATAGCTCCTATAGTTGATGATGTAGACGGAACGACATTAGTCAAATCGATTTCTTTTACCTGTACTCCAGGTGAGACTAGAAATGCCATTTATTTACCCCTTGTCATGTTGTTATAAGATTTTCATAATACGGTTTATTCTCAATATACTTATTTATAATATTCATCCTCTCCATACTTGCCAGCCCTTTCCGAACGGATGATCTATATCTCCATCTAAAGGCATATTACCTATCGGTATTACTTCATCTTCTAATTGTTTAACTTTTTCTTTATATAACATACGTTTTAGGTCAACATCTGTTGATTCTGCAAAGAATGGAGTGGATGTAAACCACCCAAACATAACTAAATTCATCATAAGGTCATCATGTGAATTGTGGTCAGCCTCATAAGATGAACCCTTTGAGACAAATGTACTCATCTCCCTTATAGTTTCTTCATCATTTATTACTAACTTGTGCTGTTCCATTATATCTTTTATGTTTGAACAACCCATTCTTTTAATTTTTCTAGTCATTGTTACACCAATAGCATTAGCTTTAATCATAGACTCTACAAATACGTTCTCATATTCTAAATCATAATATAAACCATTACATACAACTTGGCCAGCATCATTTGATTCAACCACGACATAGCATTGATTATAATGTGTGGCATACTTATATAATAAGTCAGGGAATAATAAAGGTGACATCATGTTATCACGGTATGTACATACCTGAACAAATGGATTAACACTAACATCTATAACTGTAAATGTGGAATAGTCTTGTCCTCTACCTTTAGATACATCCACAAACATTAAATAATTATGCCCTTCTTCAGGTTGCTTCCATATACGTACATTATTATGTATTTCTTCAGGATTTCTTGCCCTTAAAGCCAGTAATACATCAGCTGATATCAAAGTATTACCTGTACCATGGAATGAATTGCCAAATTCTTGGTCAAACTGAAGTTGAGATGTATTCTCAATGGTCATTTGTTTCCATTCTTCATCTCTTTCAGGTACATCCCACCAGTCTATACGAGTTGGAGTAAATTCATTTGTTCCTTGTAAGGCACCTTCATATAGTTTATGGTACATATTACCAATACCATTTGCAGTAGATGTGATAATAATCTTAGATGTTTTACCAGATGAGATAACCGGATAGGTAGATGTATAAAATTCAGTGGCATTATCCACAAATGCAAACTCATCAAGATATACAAGATTAAGTGACATACCACGAATTGAGCTTGATGAAGTAGCCGCAGCTACAATTCTTGAATTATTAGAGAATGCAATAGATTTTTTATTTAGAACTGTACAACCAGGCTGTAAAAAGAATGGTAGATTCTCTAACATAAGAGTAATTCTACCTAACATTTCTCTGGCAATAGCTTCTTTATTGGCTAGAATGCCAACTACTTGTTCACCTTTAAAAATCGTATACCATAATAGATAGCATACAACAGCAATTGATTTACCACTTTGACGACATGCAAGAACAATATTAAATCTATTGTCATTAAATTGTTTAAACATATCCACTTGATATGGATATAATTCAAATGGTATTAAACCTTTATCAAGATGTATTATTTTACAATATTCTTTTGCAAAATATTCAGGACTATCTAAGCATTTTTTATACTCGATTAATTCATCTTTAGTCCATGCGTGTTCTACATCAGCACCCCTAACATTAGGGTTGCCAAGATACATACTTTCTCTACCCATCTGGTTCTTGCTCTATTACTATTTCATCGCGTAGCATTCTTTGTAACTCTGCTGTAGAGCCAATGAATACGTTATTGTTTGTTGGGTCTCTGGTAAGAGCTAAGGTCTCATCTTTATCTTGGTCTTTTTTGCTTTTGTGAAGCTTCAGACT